GATAATGGGCAGTTTTGTCTCTATCCAAACAACAGAATGAGGATTTACGACAACAGTATTACTCCAGAAACACCAAATGTGCCCGATTTTAAGGTTTCAACAGTGTATTATCAGGTTGAAAACGGTCATGATCGTGATGGATTGGGTTCAGAAGAGAATTATTTCTGGAAAACAGCAAAAGAAAGGAAAAAAACTGACGATAGAAAACCATTTGAACCAGAATTGGGATGAAAAACGTAAAAAATGCTCATATGGGCACTCATTTACACGTTGAAGTGTATAATGTGCCCTTTGAAAAGTTAAATGATAAGGAAAAAATCGAACAAGTGTGCGTTGATGCCTGTAAAATTGAAGGATTACAGGTTTTAAACACTTATTCTCATCAATTTGAACCTCAAGGGGTGACTTGTACCATAACTTTAGGTGAAAGTCACCTTTCTTGCCATACTTGGCCAGAAAAAAGTTGTGTTGCGTTCGATATTTTTACCTGTGGAGCGAAAAATCCACGCTGTGTTGCCTTTTGGGTGCTCGAATACTTTGATACAGATGATTATGTGATGAATGATTATGCAAGATAGGGTATAAATAAATCTAAAAGCATTAATAATGGCGATTCAACGCAAATCAAGAGCATTTAAGGATATAAGTCTGTCTTTTTCACCACATCCAGTGACAAAAGACCTTCCTGTGCTTACGAATGAGCGAGCAATTGCAAGATCAGTGAGGAATTTGGTTGAAACTATACCATCAGAGAGGTTTTTCAATTCACTTTTAGGAACTGATGTGCGTGGTTCTCTTTTTGAATTGTTTACTACTGAAACTGTGACGATTATTGAAGATCAAGTTCAAACTACAATCGCTAACTTTGAACCAAGAGTTGATAATGTGAGTGTTCAAGTTGATGCACAATATGATAACAATGAACTAAACGTTACAGTGTTTTTCGATATTGTAGGACTTGAAGTTCCAACTCAGTCATTTACCTTTATATTAGAACCAACGAGATAATATGCCCTTTACACAGTTTACAAATTTAGACTTTGATCAAATCAAAGTACAAATCAAAGATTTTCTTCGTTCAAACTCAAATTTTACTGATTTTGATTTTGAGGGTTCAAACTTCTCTGTTCTAATTGATACGTTAGCATATAACACTTATATTAATGCATTCAACGCAAATTTGGTTGCGAATGAGGCATTTTTAGACTCTGCAACAATTCGTGAAAATGTAGTATCACTTGCACGAAATATTGGTTATGTACCCCGTTCAAAAACCGCTGCAGTCGCTCAAATAAAAATAGGTGATGTAAATCTAGGAACAACAAATAGTAGCACTCCACGCTTTCTAACACTACGTTCAGGACTTGTATGTGTTGGTAATTCTGAAAACACTACATATCGCTTTTCAATCCCAGATGAGATTACTTCAACAAGAGTAAGGGATATAAATGGTGTATCTTTTGCTCAATTTGATGATACGATAGACATATATGAAGGAACTTTACTTCAAAGAGTATTTTTAGTTGATACTTCAACTGATCAGAGGTTTATAATTGATAGTCCTAATATTGATAGTTCAACATTAAGAGTTTATGTGAAAGGAACTAATGACGTTGGACTTGGAAGAAAGTATTCGATGGTTGATAATATATTGAACATTAATAAGAACTCGGAAATTTACCTTGCACAAGAAGTTCAAGACGAAAAATATGAAATATTATTTGGTGACGGTTTATTTGGTAAGAAGTTAGAAAGTAATTCAATAATCACAGCGAGATATATTGTAACTGATGGAGAAACAGGTAATGGTCCTTCTAATTTTAGTTTTCAAGGATCATTTACAAAGAGTGATAATACACTGTTTACACCCTCTGATAATATTACAATAACCACTGTTTCAAACGCTTCTAATGGTGCTGAAGTTGAAGATGTGTCTTCTATTAAATATTTTGCACCAAGACTTTACTCAGCACAATACAGAGCAGTCACACCAAGAGATTACGAAGCAATAATTGAAAATATTTTCCCTAAAACTGAGTCAGTTGCAGTCGTAGGTGGAGAGGAATTAGACCCACCAAAATTTGGACAAGTTCAGATAAGTATTAAACCAAAAAATGGAACATATGTGTCGGATTTTGATAAAACTCAGATTAAAAATAAATTAAAAAACTACGCTATAGCTGGTATCAATGCTGAGATTGTTGATTTAAAGATACTATATGTAGAATTGAACTCAACAATATATTATAACCCTGCACAGGTTGCTTCTCCATCTAATTTAAGAACCTCAATCATATCCTCTTTGGATAGGTATTCAAAAAATGTTGAAATTAACAAATTTGGTGGAAGATTTAAATATAGTAAATTAAACACTCTTATAGATCGTGTTGATAATGGTATTACATCAAATATAACAAAAGTTATTATTAGAAGAGATTTAAAGGCACTTTTAAATCAATTTGCTCAATATGAATTATGTTTTGGTAATCGTTTTTATATTAATCCTGCTGGTTTTAATATTAAGAGTACTGGATTTAAAGTTTCTGGATCCAACGAAACCGCTTTTCTTACTGACGTTCCAAATAAAGATGCAGCTGGTGATCTTGATGGTTCTATGAAGGGAACTTTAAGTGTTGTTTTTAAAAATCAAAGAGATAAACAACAAGTTCTTATCAAGGATGCAGGGATAGTTGATTATAAAAAAGGTGAAATTATTTTAAACACAATTAATATAACTTCTACATCAACTCAAAATAATATAATCGAAGTTCAAGCATTTCCAGAGTCAAATGATGTAGTTGGATTGAAGGATTTGTATTTAAGTTTTGACGTTTCAAAAAGCACAATAAATATGTTCAAGGATGTAATTGCTTCAGGTGAAGATGTTTCAGGTATTGTATTTACAAGAGATTATTATACCTCTAGTTACTCGAACGGAAATTTAGAGAGGAAATAATTTATGTCACAAATTGACAAAAGAATAAAAGTCAATACGATTATTGAAAATCAGTTGCCAGAGTTTTTATTGGCAGATTTTCCTAATGCTGTAGAATTTTTTAAACAATATTACATTTCGCAGGAATTTCAAGGTGGTCCTAGTGATTTAATATCAAATTTTGACCAATACATAAAATCAGATAATTTAGTTCCTGAAGTTGTTACTGGATCTACAAGTATTTCATCAGATGTTTCAATAGATGATACTGTAATTTCAGTTCCAAGCACTAAAGGTTTTCCATCTGAATATGGTCTTTTAAAAATTGATAATGAAATTATATCATACACAGGAATTACACCTACATCTTTTACAGGTTGTATTCGTGGTTTTAGTGGAATTTCTGGGTATAACGTTGGTATATCATCATCTTTACTTGAAATAAATCGTGAAAGTTTAGTTTTTGAAGATACAACTGCATCTTCTCATAATTCTGGTAGCACTATCACTAATTTATCGGTTTTATTTCTACAAGAATTCTATAAAAAACTCAAAAAAACATTTTTACCAGGTTTAGAGGATAATGATTTTGACACTGATTTAGATGTTGGTAATTTTGTAAAATTTGCACGTTCTTTTTACCAATCAAAAGGTATTGAAGAATCCATAAGAATATTATTTAAAGTATTATATGGTGTTGAATCTACAATTCTTGATCTTGAAGGAAATTTAATCAAACCATCAGATGCTGAATTCATTCGTAGAGAGGTGATTGTTGCTGATTTAATTTCATCTACTGGTGATCCTCAAAATTTAGTTGGACAAACAATATTTAAATCAACAGATACATCTACTAATGCTTCAGTATCGGAAGTTGAAATTTTAAAAAGAGATCAAAAAATATATTATAAGATCTCATTATTTGTTGGATTCAATGATCGTGATTTAATTGAAGGTGTATTTACCGTGCCAGGTAAAACCAAAGTTCTTAGTGATGTTGCAGTAGATAGTAAAGTTATATCAGTTGACTCAACAGTTGGATTTGGTGCAACAGGAACTATAATTAGTGGGCAAAATAATATTGATTATACATCTAAAACAATAAATCAATTTTTTGGATGCACAGGAGTTGGTGTTAAAATAAACACTGCTGATGATATTAGATCAAATGAAACTATTTTTGGATATGAAAATGGTGATTTATCTAAGAGAATAGATCTAAGAATAACTGGAGTACTTTCTGAATTAGTAACTACATCTGATGTTAGTCTTGTAAATGAAGGAGAAAATATATTTGTTAAAAATGTTGGTGAAAAAATTAAAAATGAAAATTCATCTTATAAAGAAATATTTGCTAATTCATGGAAATATAATACATCATCAAGAATTCAAGTTGATATAGATGGAACAACATACACTTTTAGATCACCCATAGACAAATCTAATTTAAAAAAAGGAGATACATTTAATATATTAAAAAGAAATGAGCAGGTAATTGAAGGAACTGGAACGGTAGATGACATAGACACAAATAAAAATCAAATTACAGTTGATAATGTCGTTGGTTTTACTACAATATCCAATCAATTATATGATATAAGAAGAATTATTGAAACTGCAACAAGTAGTGGAGTTGAAATAGAACAAGGAAATGATGTATTAATATCAGATGTATTGAATGTGTATAGTGATGGTGAAACTGATGGATATGTTGCCTCTAACTCACTTCCAAATTATGATATTACAATTGATACAATAAAAGAAACTACTAGTGGTATAAGTTTAGATGGAAAGGATATATTAACAGACAAGTACAGTTTTATTCAATTCACTCCACCTTCAAATCAGGATATTAAATTTATACAAGGAGATGCTGTTATTTACTCTCCTAAAACAAATATCATAGTAGGTTTAGAGTCTGGAAGAACTTATTATGTTGATCCAGTCACTCCACCAGTTGGTGCAAATGTATCAAAAATAGGGTTATATCAATCACGTAGTCAAATTGGCACAGCAAGCACGGTTCAACTTGGCGAAACAAAAAGTATCAAGAGTGTAGTAGGTGTATCAACTGTTGTTGGTGTATCAACAATAACTTTGAATAACCTTGATAATGTAGTTGAAAATGACTTAATTATAGGCACAGGATTACCAACTAATTCAACTATAACAAGTATTGATACTAATACAGGATTAGTTACATTTACTGGCACAACCACTGCTGTTATTTCAATCGGTGCTCAAATAACTATAAAACATGCAACTGAAGATCATACATTTATTTTTAAATCACACGAAAATAGAAAATTACAATCGGATAAAATTTTAAGAAGAATTCCTTTATCACAAAATTTATATACATCTTCAAAGAATGAAGCACCAATCAATGATATTGGAATACTAAGAGATGGTGTTCAAATAAGATCACCAATATCTGATGACATCATTTACTACGGAAATCTAGAGTCAGTAAATGTTTTAAATGGTGGTAGGGATTATGATGTTATAAATCCACCTTCAATAAGTGTTGAAAGTTCTACAGGAACTACTGCATTAGTTCAACCTGTTGTTAAAGGTAGTGTCAAAGAAATCTTAGTTGATCCTCAAAATTTTGATTTTGAGTCTGTAAATAATATTTCTGTATCAGGAGGTAACGGAACAGGATGTATTTTGCAACCTGTGGTTGGTATTAGAAATAGATTTATTGATTTTGATAGTCGAGATGTCTTTTTTAATGGTGGTATTGATATTGATGATGAAACTATTACATTTAAAACTGAACATAATCTAGAAAATGGACAATTAGTTTATTATAGTTCAAATAATAATCCACCTATAGGTATAGGATCTGCATATGATGCTAGTAATATAATTACAGGTACTTTATCTGATGGTGATCCATACTTTGTCAGAGTTGTAAATCCAACAACAGTTAGAATTTTTAATACAAGAGAAGATTCTTTAGCTGGAATTGCAGGTATCAGCACTGTTGGTTTATCAACAGATACTGGAGCAAGTGGTATACATCGTTTTAGAACTGAAAATAAAACAACACTTATATCTGTCAAAGTTTTAGAGGAGGGTTCTAATTATACAAATCGTAAATTAAGAGTAAATCCATCAGGAATATCTACAACATACAATACGATTAATTTTGTAAATCATGGATTTTCAAGTGGTGAAATAGTTAATTACTCTTCTGACAACCCCATTCAAGGATTAAGCACAAGCTTATCATATATTATCAAAAAAATTGATGATAATGTATTTAAACTTGCAAACGCAGGTATTGGTGGTACATCTACAATTGATTTTGATAGGGAAAAATATGTCAATTTCAGTTCAACTGGAGTAGGATATCAGGTATTTGAATATCCAGAAATAAAAGTCAATATTGAAGTATCTTATGGGTCAACAGTTACTGGAACTTTTACTTTAACTCCTGTTGTTAAAGGTGAAATAAGCGATTGTTATTTGTATGAAAATGGAACAAATTATGGATCTACAATCTTAAATCATCAAATAAAACCAGATGTAAGTATTTTAACAGGAAAAAATGGTGAACTAAAACCAATTATTGTAAATGGAAAAGTTAATAGTGTAACAGTTGTAGGTAGAGGAGAGGGTTATTTTTCAACTCCTGATTTGCAAGTTAAAGACGCTGGAACAGGATCAGGAGCAATTGTAAGACCTGTAATTCAAAATGGACAAATCATTGATGCTATTGTTATAAACTCTGGTATAGGTTATAATGCATCAACCACAGAGATCAATATAACACCAAGAGGATTAAATGGAGTTCTTGATGCAAGAGTTAGAAGTTTAAATTTAAACAGAGTAGAGAGATTTGGAGACTTTAATTTAACATCTCGAAAAAATTCATTTGGATTTAGTGTTCTTGGTTATTCTCAAGATTTAGCTAAAACTTTAGAAAATAGTTTTACTGAACTACCTAATGATAGTTTTAATCAAATTACAGCACACTCTCCAATAATCGGATGGGCATATGATGGTAATCCAATTTATGGTCCATTTGGATATTCTGATCCAGATAATATCAACTCTAATTTAAAAATATTAACTCCATCATATGAACTTGACATTTCAAAGGTTGAAAACAGGCCAATTGGGTTTAAAGAAGGATTTTTTGTAAATGATTTTGTTTACAATAGTGTTGGTGATTTAGATATTCATAATGGAAGATTTTGCAAAACACCAGAATTTCCAAATGGAATATATGCGTATTTTGCCACTGTAGGAATTTCATCAGATACTGGAAAGTTAGAAGGTAAATATCCATATTTTATTGGTAAGACCTATAGGTCACAATTAATAAATGATAATCTTATTTTAGATCATAGTTTTGATTTTAATAATTCTAATTTACTGAGAAACACATTGCCATATCTTGTTGATGAAGAATTCGGTGAAAATGATTTTATTATAGAGTCAAATGAAACAGTACGACAAATTACAAAAATTGAATCTGTAACAAGAGGTAATATTGGTGATGTAAGTGTTCTAGATGGTGGAGAGGGGTATAAAGTTGGTGATTTAACTGTCTTTGATAACACACAAACAAATGGATCTGGATTTAGTGCTAAAGTAGATGAAATTGTTGGAATTGGTGTGTCAAGAATTGACACAACTTTAGAGAGAAAAGAACAAGCAATATTTACTTGGAAAGATAATGAAAACGTGACAGCGAATGTTTTACCTTTCTTTGAATTAAAAGATCAAACTTCAATATCTGTTTCTGGATTGAATACAAGCATAGTCAATTTAACAGGATCATTTAAAATTGGAATTTCAACTGATACCATAGGTTTAGCAAAAACTATGGCAGTTGGAAATGCTTTAGGAGTTATTGAAGATATTTACGTTACAGATATCCCAAATACAGTTTCAGTAGGAGGTTCTTTAAGAGTTGGATCTGAAATTTTGAGAGTTTTAAATGTTTATGATGTGAGAAAGGTAATAAGAGTACAGAGAAATGAGGCAGGATCAATTGGTATCGCTCATACTTTGGGATCAAAAATTGATGTGTTGAATAATCAAATTAATATTCCTGTAAAAACTAATAAATTTGAATCTAAATTAAATGATATAGTATACTTTAACGGACCTCAATCAGTAGGTGTAGGGACAACTCCTGGTGGAGCGACTAATGTAAAATATATTGTTGGAGAGATAGTTCAAGATTTATCAATACCTACTAGAACAATACACATACCAAATCATCCATTTAAAACTGGTCAAAAGGTTACTTTGTTTAAAAATAATGGTGCAAATAGATTTGACGTTGGTAGGACACCTAATGTCGCTGATTTTAAAGTTCCTCACGTTGGGCAAAATTCACTTGATGTTTATATCATAAACAAAGGTGAAGATTATGTTGGTATACTTACTACAAAAGTTGGAATTGGAAGCACAAGTGAGGGTCTATTCTTCTACTCAAAAGGTTCAACCTCTGGTATTGCATCTGGTTTGTATTATTTCTCATCTAACCATGAACAAGTTATAGGAGATATTGATAAAGTAACAACAACCATTACAACTAATGTATCTGCTGCAAACACCACTTCGCATAATTTACAAGAGGGTGATATAGTTAAAATGAATGTGATCCCTAATATATCAGTTGGTATAGGGACAACAACTCCAATTTCTGTAAATTATAATTCTCAATATGAAAAATTACTAATAAATCCAATCTCCTTTGCATCATCAGATGTAGAAACAGACAGAATTGATATTAATAATCATGGTTTAAAAACTGGTGATAAAGTTTTTTATACTGGAGGAGCCACTGGATTATCAACTGGAGATTATTATGTTAATAAAATTAGTGATAGATATTTTCAACTCGCAGAGACAAAAAATGACTTAAATTCAACTCCTGTTAATATTGTTTCTATAACAGCAAACACTGGTGGTGCAAATCAAACTATATCTTTAATAAACCCAAGAATTGATGTTGTTAAAAATTCAAAATTGACATTTGGATTATCGAGCACTACTTTATCTGACTTTGATTTTAAAATATTTTACGATAGAGAATTAACCAATGAATATTTAAGTTCACAAGACTCTTCGATATTTAATGTTATTGGAATTGGAACTATTGGAATTGGAACAAATAATACTGACCCTATAGGTGCTCAACTTTCTATTCATTATTCAAAAAATACACCTGATAGATTATACTATGGTTTATCGAAGGGTGGATATATTAGTACATCCGATACTGATGTTAATAACTATGCAGAGATACGATTTGTCGATAGTGTTTACAATGGCGAATATAAAATTTTTGGTGTCACAAACGATAAATTCAATATATCACCTTTAGTCCCAGAATTGACAACATATTTGGATACTGATTGTGAAAAATTAGAATACACTACAAGATCTGAAAATGTTCAAGGTGCAATTAAAGATTTTAAAATTATTTCACCTGGTTATAATTACAAAAAACTTCCTAAATTTAAATCAATTATTAGTGCAAATGGTAAGAATGCAAATATAGTTGCAGTATCAACATCTATAGGTAGAATTAATGATGTAAGAATTGTTGATATAGGATATGAATATTCATCAGATAAAACCTTAAGTCCAGAGGCATTCATATCACCAGTTGTAAACATTGATAATCTTGATATTATTGAAAATGTTAATATTATAAGTGGTGGTGCAAATTATATTAATGCTCCAAATTTAATTGTTTTTAACCCTGTAAGGAACGTAGTTGTTGATAATTCATCATTACAACCTATCGCACCTAATCAAACAATATCTGATGTTAAGGTTATTGCACCTGTAACTGGTTTAGATTCATTAAACCATCAAATTATTGCTATTAATAATTCAAATGGAGTTGGTATTAATTCTGTACAAACAAGTTCATCTGGATTAGTAACTTGTTTCTTAGAAACACCTATGAATGGATTTGTTGATCCACAACCATTTGCGATAGGAGATAAAATATTTGTTGAAGGAATACAAAGAATTGGAGAAATAGGTGTTGGTGCAACTCAAGGAGGTATATCAACAAATACCACAGTAGAAGGTGATGGTTTTAATTCAGAAAATTATAATTATCAATTCTTTGAAATTACTGATTATATTGCAGGAACACAAGCGATAGTTAAATTTAGTTTGGCTGGATTAACAACTAATACTGGTATTGCAAAAACATTCCAATCAGGATATGCTTCTATAATTAATGAATCAAATTATCCAGTTATAGAACCTATTCAAACAAGAGGTGTATTTGAATTAAATGAAACGTTAATCGTAAATTCTGTAAAAACAGATTTAACTGTAGTTGAGATAAGAGATGATTATATTAAAACTGACGGCAAGTTTGAACTTAAAAAAGGAGATAGAATCAAAGGAAGATCTAGTAATGTCTCTGCTGAAATAATAAGTCTAATTTCTAATAAAGCTAAGTTTAAAACTGATTTTTCTAATAGACAGGAATATGGTTGGTTAGATGATATTGGAAAATTAAATGAGGACTATCAAGTAATTCCAAATAATGATTATTATCAAAATTTATCTTACACAGTTAAGAGTTCAATAGAATGGGATAAATTTGTAAATCCAGTAAATCGTCTTGTTCACCCCGCTGGATTAAAGAATTTTTCAGATACTTCGATTGAAAGTCAAGTTTCTGTTGGTATTGGAACCACTGCCATAACAAATGATTTAATAGTTCTTGATGTACTTAATGTTTTAGATTTAGAAGAAAAGCAAAGAGTTGACGCTATCAATAATTTTGATTTTGTTAGAGATTATGAAACAAGAGGAAACAGTTCAAAATTTATTGAACTATCGAATAGAGTATTGACAGACTTCACAAGATGCAAATCAAATAGAGTTTTAGTTCATGATGATATAAGTGACAAGTTTTCAAGTACAGGTTTTCAAGAAAATAACTCAGTCATAGAAGAACTTACAGAGGATTTTGGAAATTATTTAATACAAATTATTGATCCTGACACATCTGATGTTCAATTTACAGAAATTGTAACTTTAACTACAACTAACAATGCATTTTTACTTGAAAAAACAACTGATTTCACCACTTTAGAATTAGGAGAATTTTCAACAGAAATTACTACAGATGGTACAAAAAATCTATTATTTACACCAACAGAGAAATTTACAAAAGATCATGATATTAAAATTCTTAAAATAGACTTTAATTCAGATTTATCAGGTATCGGAACACATGCAGTTGGTCAAGTAGATTTAGTTGGATCAAATGTGGGAGTAGGTAGCACCACAATTGGAGTAACTACAAGCACAATTGCACAATTTCCTAATACAGATTTTAATGGTCTTTTTGCAAGTGTTTTTGTTCAAGATAGTATTACTAAGGAAATAAATTACAATGAAATTATTGTTGATTTTGATGGATCAAAAACAACAACATCTCAAACTTATATTGACACTTCACTAGGTTTGAGTAATTCATCAGTAGGTGTTATAACTGCTAGATTTGAAAATAATTTAATTAAATTACAATGTGAAAATGATAGAGTTAATCCGTTAGAGGTAAGATCAAATATTGTTGGATTAGGAACCACCACGACTGGAATAGGAACACATAGATTTTTAACTATTGGTCAACCATCTGGATTAGAGAGAAGTGCTAGATTAGAATCAAAATATGTAACTGGCACAGCAAGCACGATTACTTATAATACAATAAGCAATGAAATTGATAGTTCTGTTAAGTCTCTGGTAAGAGTATCTTGTGGAGAAACATCCGCTATACATCAAATTATATCACTTAGAGATGATGATGATGTTTTAACTATTCAATATCCATTTGTATCTGCTGGTTCAACTACTGGTATTGGTACTTTTGGTGGTGAAATAACTGGAAATAATATTAATCTAAGATTTTATCCAGATGCTGAGTTTGACTCATTAATAGAAATTCAATCTTTCAGTCAAATATTCTACACTGCAAATGATTTTTCAAACGTTCCTCAAGAACTCACACATGGTAGAGTAACTGAAAAATTATTCTTATCATCTTATGATGGTTTAAGCGGATTAAGAGCTAACAAAACTGCATTTGATTTAACTTATGAAGGAGTTCCAATTTATACTAAAGAATTTAATCCTGCTGGAATAAATTCAATCGCAGATGGTGTTGGATTAATTAAAAGCACAGGATTGTTTAATATCCCAAATCATTTCTTTAACACAAACGAAGAATTAACATACACACCTGGATCAACATTTATTGGTATAGCAGCAACAGCAGTTTCTATCGGTCAAACCGCAAATACAGCAGGTGTGGTTACAACCATATTACCTAGCACTGTATTTGCAAAAGTTTTTGATGAAAATAAATTTGAACTATACACAAGACCTGAATATGTTTCATCAGGTGCTGCAGTAACATTTACTGGTAGCGGTTCTGGTAATATACACAAATTGTCAATGACTAAACAATTGACAAAAACAATTGTTGGACTGGATGGAGTCGTTCAACAACCTGTCTCATTTACAAAAATATCTCATACTCTAGGAGTTTTTGATGGTTTCACATATAATAATAATATTGGAGTTGGTCTCACACAATTTGTTTTAAGTGGTATTGGAACTATAACAACTTCTGATATTTTAAAAGTAAATGATGAATTTATGATTGTGACTGAAGTTGGTTTTTCAAGCACTCCAACAGGCACAATTAATGATGCAACAGATGTTGCAGCAGGAATTGCAACATTACCTTCAGTTAAAGTAAGAAGAGGTCAATTAGGTATTGCAGCAACGACTCATACAGGTGGTGTAGAAGCTAGATTACATAGAGGAGCAATTAATATTGTTGATAGCACCTTACACTTTACAGATCCTCCAAAAGGAAATACAAGAAAAAGAAAAGATGATACAAACTTACCTTTTGTCAAAGCTGATTTTAGTGGAAGAACTTTCTTAAGAAGTGATTATACTACCAATATGCTGTTCGATGATATATCAGATGACTTCACAGGAATAGGAAAAACATACAGTCTTAAAGTTGGTGGAGCAAATACTTCATCAGGCATAGGAGTTGGTAACGGTGTTCTATTCATAAATGGTATATTCCAAACACCAAAAACTTTGAACAATGCAGGTAATAATTATGAATTCATTGCAGATACAACAGCAGGTATCTCCACAGTCGAATTTACAGGTATAACATCCACTAATGGTGATTTTATAGTATCAGAATCTGATATTAATCAGAACCAAGTTCCAAGAGGTGGAATCATAGTTTCTCTAGGATCAACCGCTGGTCTTGGATATGCACCATTACATGGAGCAAAAGTTAAAGCATTTAAAAATAACGCTGGTGGATTGACAAGTATTGTTGGTATTGGTACATCATCAGGATTTAATCTAGGTATTCAAACTGCTGTTTATGATAACATCACAGGTATTATTACAGTAACTACTAATACTGTTCATGGTTTCGGACTTGAAAGACCTAATACTGTAAAATTAAAAAATCTAGAGTTTAGTTGTGTTGGTTATAGTGGTGTTACAACAACAATATTCCAAGATCATGAAAGACCATTATTCTTAGTTGGAATTGTATCTGATAGAACTTTCCAAGTTCAAGCAGGTCCTAGTACAATCGTTCACACTTACGTTGGTGGTGGTGAAGCATATGAATTCTATAATGATCTTTCATTTGGATCTGGATATCGTGGTGGCACAGTTGCAATTGGTGTAACTGATCAAGCGTATGAGCATAGATTTGTAAGTTCTGGTATTGGATCAATTAAGAAAACAGCATTTTCAGGAGCAGCAAGTCAAGGATTTACTGCAACTGACGCACAATACATCTCTCATACTGGTAATTTAATTCTTACCATACCAAATCATACATTCACAACTAGTGACACTGTTGGTATAGACACTGGTGGATTGGTATTCAAGTGTTCTAAAGATGATTTCTTCTCTAATCATCCTTATCCTCGTGAAGTATCTAAAACTAAAGGAATAGCATCAGATGGTGTAGGTGGTAAAGATCCATTTGCAGGTATACAAACTGGTATTGGGGCAACTACAATTAATACAATAACATTCTTCGTCGGACAAGGTGGAGGAGGTGGAACTGGTGCGAATGTAACTGCTACTGTTGGTGTAGGAGGAACATTAGCATTTAATATTGTTTCTGCTGGAACAAGTTATGTAAATCCAGAAATCATAATCCCAGAACCTAATTATGATAATCTACCCGTTGTTGGTGTGTCAAGATTAGGTGTCGGAGCTACTACAGATACTGGATCTAACTTACTGATTGATGTTCAAGTAGGAGCATCGAGAACAACAGTCGGCATTGGTTCTACTACATTTGAAATATCTAAGTTCCAAATAGCAAGACCTGGTCATTCATTTAAGATTGGTGATAAATTTAAACCTGTTGGATTAGTAACTGCTGCACATTTAACAAAACCAATTAACGAGTTTGAACTTGAGGTATTAGGAATATTCAATGATAAATTCTCTGCTTGGCAGTTTGGTGAAATAGACTTTATTGATGATATTAAGAATTTGCAAGATGGTTCTAGAACCAGATTCCCATTATTTTTTAATGGACAATTAATAAGTTTTGAGAAAGATAGTACAAACCCACAATCTGCATTGATTGATTTAGATGCTGTTTTATTGATATTTGTCAATGGAGTTCTTCAAAAACCAGGACAATCATACTCATTTGAAGGTGGAACTACATTCACTTTTGAAGAAGCACCTACTGGAGAAACATCACCAGGTGCGAATGATAATGATAAAGTTGATATATTCTTCTACAAAGGTCAAGATGGGGTAGATGTTGAAATTGTTGACGTTCAAGAAACAGTTAAAATTGGTGATGAATTAAAGATTACAAAAAGTCCAATAGGAGTAACCACATCTCAAACAGGTGAAAGAGTTGTTAAAGAGATACTAGGTGCAGATTTAGTTGAGACAAACATCTACACTGGATTAGGTGTTGATGAAGTAAATGAAAAACCTGTCAGATGGACTAAACAAAAAGTTGACTTAATAATTAATGGTCAAGTAATTGACAAATCAAGACCTTCAATTGAACCACAAATTTATCCAACTGCAAAAATTATTGGAGATTTATCGATAGTTTCTGGAACAAACAGTGCGAACAGTATATTTGTTGACGAAGTTGAGTCATTTATTTACGAAGATAATTTTTATGGTTTATCATCATTTGAAGTTGATGCTCTAATTTCATCAGGTAAAATCAATGTTGGTGCTTCAGCAACTGCGATAGTTTCTGCTGCAGGAACCATTTCAATTGATATAACAAATGCTGGTTCTGGATACTTATCAGCACCTAGTATCTCAATTCGTCCACCAATTGGTTCTGGAACCACGACTGGTATAGGTTCTACAGCATTTGCAACAACCACTATAACAAATGGTGCAGTGACTGATACATCATTAACTGCTGTTGGATTTGGTTACACTCGCTCTAATCCACCAGAGGTTCTCATAGAATTACCTTCATTCCAAACTGATAAGATTACATCAATAAACAACGTAGAAGGATTTACAGGAATTATAACTGGTATTACAACTACTACAGTGAGTGGTCAAAGTGCACTTAAATTCTTCTTCAGAGCAACAAAGAATGCATCAAGTCTTCTTGCTGGATATCCAGTCTTTATACGAGATACATCAGTTGGTCATGGAGTTACCTCAGTAGGCGGTCATAACTCATCTATAGTTGGTATAGGAACTACCTTCTTAGATAATGTTTATCAGGTTGCATCTATTACAAATATTGATAAAGATGGTGAAATTATTTGTAATGTTGAAAATGGATCTAACATTGGAGGTATATCAACCACAGGTTTCCATTATCCTGCTGGAATTACAACTTCTACATCATTGGGTCGATTAAGTTGGGGTAGATTATATAATGGAGTGCGTTCAAGTAATCCTATATCAATTGGAGTTACTGGATTAACTGTAAATACAGGATTAACAACATTCCCAACTATTCAAAGAAAAAATTATGATCCAACATCACATAGGGGTCTCAGATCCACTGGTGCGATCAGAGTATTTGGACTTTGATTAAATAACCACTATAAATAAAAAGAAAAGTAAAATTTTAAGATGTCGGCAATAGTTACTGACCAATTTAGAATTCTGAACGCAAATAATTTTGTCGAATCAGTAGAAAATACAAATAATTCATACTATGTTTTTGTAGGATTAGCGAATCCAACAGGATCAGATACCGTAGTGGGTTATGGAAGATCAGGGGACTGGAATTCAAATACTCCTGCACCCACAGATAGTTTTTCATACAGAGCACATTCTGGCGATACGATGATGTTTGGTAAAAAAGTATCATCAGCAAATATAAGAAGAATTATAAGAAGAGTAGATTGGATATCAGGTAATAGATATGAAATATACAGGGACGATTATAGTGCTACTAATCAAAGTCCTTTAACTAAAGCAAACAGATTGTATGATGCGAACTACTACGTACTTAATTCCGACTTCAAAGTTTACGTTTGTATTGATAATGGATCAAGTGGAACTAATCCTCTTGGAAACGTATCACAAGACGAACCAACCTTTACAGACTTGGAACCATCAAAAGCAGGAAATAGTGGTGATGGATATGTTTGGAAGTATCTTTTCACTGTTTCACCTAGTGATATTATTAAATTTGACTCAACTGAATTCATTACTGTCCCGAACAACTGGTCTTCTTCCACCGATGCTCAAATAAGAGCAGTGCGTGAAAATGGGGACTCATCAGTAAATGAAAATCAAATCAAACACGTTTATATTGAAAATGGTGGATCTAATTATGCAGTTGGTCTAGGTCAAGAGGTAGATATTATTGGTGATGGTTCAGGTGCAAAGGCAAGGGTTGATGTAGATACTGCAGGAACAATCACTAATGTTACTGTAAGTGCTGGTGGAAAAGGTTATAGTTATGCTCTTGTTGACTTAGGTACTCTTAATAGTAATGTTGCAGTTAATCAGAGAGCAAAATTAATTCCAATCATCCCACCAAAATTAGGACATGGAAGTGATGTATACACTGAGTTAGGAACTGACAGAGTAATTGTTTATGCTAGATTTGACGACTCTACAAAAGATTTCCCGATTGATACTAAATTTGGACAAGTGGGAATTGTAAAAAATCCAACTAAAGTTGGTACATCAATAACTTATACAGATAATACTTACTCATCTTTACAGGCAATAAAATTTAGTACAGTGACTGGATCTTCTCCTAAAATTGGTGAAGAGATAAAACAAACTCTCACTGTTACTCCACTTAATGGAAAGGTGGCTACTGGTTTTGTTGCATCGTATGATGTTGAAACTAAAGTTATGAAGTATTTTAGAGATAGATCTTTGAATTTTAATAGAACAGTTCTAGATCAAACTGATTATTCAGGAATATCAACATCTGGTAGAGTGTATGGATTTGAGAATGCAATCACTTCAAATAATGTAGTAGGAACTGCATCATCTTTTTCTGGAGCGATAGATATTTCTTTTTCTGATGCTACAATAAACCCAAATGGAACCAAAGTTATTAATTTAGGTACAACGTTTGCACAAGGGTTATCTGATAGTGAGATAAATAAAGGGTCTGGTGAAATAATCTATCTAGATAATAGACCTATAATTAACCGAAATCCTCGTCAAAAAGAAGACATAAAAATCATACTGGAATTTTAACCGATGCCACAGAAGACTAACTTAAATATATCACCTTATTATGATGATTTTAATAAGGACAAAAACTTTTACAAGGTTCTATTTAAACCTGGTTACCCTGTACAGGCAAGAGAACTTACTGGTTTACAGTCTTTGTTACAAAATCAAGTTGAATCCTTTGGAAAACACATATTTAAAGAAGGTTCAATGGTCATACCTGGTGGTATTGAGTATGATCCAACTTATTTTTCTGCGAAAGTAAATGGAACACACTTAGGTATTGATGTTTCAATTTATTTAAGTAACATTATTGCTAATAATGGTGGAAAAGGAACAAGAGTTAGAGGACAAAGTTCAGGTATTGTTGCAACAATAAAGAATTTTATTCTACCTCCAGAAGAGGGAGTTGATGACATTACAATCTTTATTAAGTATAACCAATCAGGTACTAGTGGAGAGAGCACTGCCTTTCCAGATGGTGAAATATTAATACTTGAAGAAAATGTAACTTATGGAAATACAACTTTAAATAATGAAGAGACTGTTTTAACATTAGTATCTGGAAATGCAACTGCTACAGGATCTGCATTTGGTGTTAACAAAGGAGTATATTTCATACGTGGTACATTTGTAGATGTTCCTACTTCACAAATTATTTTAGAACCATATTCAAATACACCATCATATAGAGTTGGTTTTGAAATATTAGAGGAAATTGTAAATGCAAATGATGACTCTTCTCTATATGACAATGCCAAAGGATTTACAAACTTTGCAGCACCAGGTGCTGACAGATTTAAAATAACAGTAAAACTTGCTAAGAAAGATTTACAAGATTATCAAGATACTAATTTTATTGAATTATTCAGAACAGTTGAGGGTCAAACTAAAAAATTACAAGACTCAACGGTATACTCAGAATTAAAAAAATATTTTGCAAAGAGAACGTTTGATGAATCAGGAAACTACGCAGTTGAACCATTTCGTGTTACAACTCAAAATTCATTAAATGATGAAGTTGGATCGGGTGGTCTGTATATTGAAAATCAAGCAACAGACGAAGGAAATACACCAAGTGATGATTTAATGTGTGTGAAACTATCACCAGGTAAAGCATATGTTAGAGGTTATGATGTATCTTTACCAGGTACTACTGTCATAGATGTTGAAAAACCGAGATCTACAAAAACAATAAAGAATGCATCTATTCCATTTTCTATGGGTAGTTTGATAAATGTGAATAACGTTCACGGTGCACCTAAGATTAGTTTAGGTGGAAATGATACAAATGTTGTTCAATTAAGAAATCAGAGAGTTGGTGCCACCAAGACAGATGCAGCAGGTTTACAAGTTGGAGAAGCAAGGGTATATTCTTTTGGACTAGCCGACGCATCTTATACAGGTGCAACAACACCTTGGGACTTGCATTTATATGATATTCAGACATTTACAATTTTACAATGTAGTGCTTTCACAGACTCTGATGTATTAAAAGGTATGAAAGTAAGAGGTTTGGCAAGTGGGGCAATAGGTTATGCTGCAAAAAATGCTGGTGCAACAGGTTTAGATGAAATAGCATTGTCTCAAACAACGGGAACATTTATAGCAGGTGAGCAAATTATTGTTAATGAAAGAACTTCAACTACACTTGGAACATTATCAATAAAAAAAGTTATTTCATATACAATTGATGATGTAAAATCAATATTTCAAAATGTAAGTGGTTATCCTACTTTCAATGCAGATACTGTATTATATGATCGAGTTTTACCAAATTTTTCATTTACTGATGAAGTTAACATAGTTGGAACTGCAGCAAGTGTTGCAAATAGAAGTTTTGCTGGTGTTGGTATTAATACAAATGCGATAATTTCATATAATAAAAAGAATTTTCAAGATCCAGTATTTAATAATATAAGTGCAATTTCAAATGATGGTAAGATATTAACTTTATCATCAACAACAAATGTTGTGGGTGTAAGTACAGGAACCGTAACTTCAACATCATCTCCATTTAGAATCAAAGTTCCCAAAATTCTTAATATTGAAAATTCTGGTATATTCTCTAAATTACCAAGAAAAGTTATTTCAAATGTTGATACTTCAAATTCAAACTTAATTATTAGCAGACAAATTACTAATCAAACAGTATCAGGTGGATCTTTAACAATCAACTCTCAAGCGGGATTAGATGCTAGTTCTGGAATTACTAGTGCCTTTTTTGAACCTTTTGATGCAGAGAGATATTCAATTCATTATAATAATGGTTTGATAGAAACACTAACAGCAGATCAAGTATCTATTGATAATGCAAACAATGATGTAACATTTAATGGATTATCTCAGTCTACAGCAAATCAAGTGACAGTGAGTGTCTCTATGAAAAAAGTAGGTGCATCTAGTAAATCAAAAGATTATGTTAGAAGTCAGCAACTTCAAGTAACAAGAACTGTTGGTATATCAACATTAACAAGTTTACTAACACCAAGTAACGCTTATGGAACGAGAGTTGAAGATAGAGAGATTTCACTTAATGTACCTGATGTATCAAAAGTCGTTGCGATTTATGAGTCAAAAACAACTGCAATTCCAACATTAGATGCACTTACCTTTGTCTCTGGATTATCATTAAATACAAATGCTGTAATTGGTGAGAAAATAGTTGGTAAAGATAGTAGAGCAGTAGGTCAAATTGTTTCGGCACCAAATGCAACTGAAATAAGATTTGTTTATCTTAACGGAAATAAATTTACGATTGGTGAGGTCATTCATTTTAAGGAGTCAGGTGGCGAACATATACTACAAGGGACAGAAGCAGGTAATTTCGTTGATCGAACAAACAACTATATTTTAGATAAAGGTCATAAGGCACAATATTGTGATTATTCTAAAATTGTAAGAATAGCAAAAGTAGGTGTTCCATCTAAAAAATTATTGGTTATTTTTGACCAATATCAAGTTGCTAGTGGAAATAGTGGTGATTTCTATTCAGTAAATTCTTATACAAAGGAGAGATACTCACAAGATATTCCTACAATTGATGGTAATAGGGCAACAGACATAATTGATCTAAGACCAAGAGTTAAACCATTTACTATAAGTAATGAGAATGTCTCTCCTTTCTCTTTTGGAGCAAGAGAATTTGAGGCAACTAATTCATATATTGTCACACCTAACGAAAGTTCAATATTAGGATATAGTTATTACTTACCTAGAATTGATAAATTAGTCATCAACCAATATCAAGAGGTAAAATTAATAAAAGGTGAACCTGCGGAGGAACCAGCACCTCCAACTGAAGAAGGGAACTCAATGGAAATTGCTGAGATTTCTTTACCAGCATATCTTTTTGATTCAGTCAGATCTCCAAATATTAAAATGTTTGATAATAAGAGATTTACAATGAGAGATATTGGTGCTTTAGAGAAGAGAATTGAAAATTTAGAATTAACAACAACTTTAAGTGCGTTAGAAGTAAGTGCACAATCACTTCAAGTGAGAGATGCTGATGGTCTTGATAGATTTAAAACTGGTCTTGTTGTTAATGATTTTTCAAGTAGAAACTTTATTGATTTTTCACAAGAAACAGGATCAAGATGCGATGTAGATGTAATTAATAATGAATTAGTTAGTGCTACAGATTTTTGGTCAATAAACCCAGAATTAGCAGTAAATCCATCTATTGATATAGATGCTGCTGACCTTAATTCTAATTTACAACTTTTAGACCCAAATTGTAAAAAAACAGGTGATTTAATAACATTAAATTATACAGAGGTTGATTGGTTAACACAACCCCAAGCTACTGAAGTAGAGAATGTAAACCCATTTAATGTGATTGTTTTTATGGGTGGTATAATCTTAGATCCACCATCTGATAACTGGACAAGAACACTTTATGTAAATAATGAAAGAACTGAGTCAACAGGTGCTGAATGGGCAGAGGTTGCTAATGAAGAGGTGATTGGAACTATAAATGAAAAACCTCTTGAAAGAGGAACTACTGTAAGAGATATTCGAGATCCAGACTATAATTGGTATAGAAGAAGAATAAGAATAGTTAAAAGATTAACTGCTCAAACTCAAGAAATTAGAAGAACATTCCAAAATGTTTTACAAGGTCCTAGTCATGAATTTGATTATGTTGAAAGTATAAAGTTAACAAGTAAAGCAGATCCTTATATGCGTTCACGAAATGTTTTCTTCAATGCTAATGGATTGAGACCAAATACAAAACATTATCATTATCTTGATAATGGTGTTCCTGATATATTCCCTAAATTAGTTGAAATTAATATGGTTTCAGGAACATTCAGTGTTTTTGAAGATATTAATATTGAAATAGATGGTACACAGATAGGATTTGCAAGAATAAAACAACCTAACCATAAATTTGGTGACTCATCAAGACCTGATGTTGGTGCAGGATTAGGATCTCCTTCAGTTTTAGAAGAAAAATACACAGTTGACCCTTTTGATACATCAAGACCAGCACCATCAGACACTTATTCAGCGACTTCAAAACTACTTAATATTGATACTATAGCACTAGCAAACCAAGAAAAATATTTTGGTTACATTAACAAGGGTGCAAAAATTATAGGTAAGAGTAGTGGTGCAGTTGCAACCGTAAGTAGTATCGATTTGTTTAGTGATAACTGGGGTGATATATTAGGAGCATTTTTCTTTAGAGATGCAACTAAAACTCCAAAACCACCTACTTTATTTGCTACGGGCACAAAAACATTTAGAGTTACAGCAGCACCAGAGGGCACTATACCCGTACCTGGCAGCACAGATCACTCTAGTGATGCATCTGGCACATTTACTGGAACAGGCACTATACAAACTCAAACAACCAGCAATGTATCTGTAAGAAATCCACCCAAACCATCAGGAACACGTCCAAATGAGATAACTCAAAGAACCAATTTAATTTACAAAGAAGAGAGGCAGAAATACAAAGCTCCACATAGAGATCCATTAGCACAATCATTTACTGTTGATGAAACAGGTGCATTCTTAACTTCATTCGATGTCTTTTTTAGAGCAAAAGATGAGAAAGCAAAATTATTTGTT